GTGTATTAATGTAATACGGCGACGTTGTATATGTTAGTCCAATCCGCAATACCTTAATCGGCTGACTAAACGACACTACTTTTATACCATCCCGCCAAGAAAAATCATTAACATAAAGAGGCATACCATCAGGCATAGCGGCCGTTTCCCATGTCCCGTCCAATCCATTTGTCGTATCTACAGACCCTTCTATTATTTCAAATTGTTGTGTATAATATCCGACATTATAACCGTATATGTGCGTAACTTCTCTTACCTCAGGGGAAAATACCCACAGACGATTTCTGGCGCCTGTGTTATAGTTATTTATTCCATACCCTTGCTCATCGTTTAAAAATACTTTTTCAGCAGAATTCATCCAAACTTGAATTCCTGTAGTGATATACCCAAAAGCCACTTCGCAACCGTCTATATCATAGGGCATCCTTCTGGCCGTTATCGCCGGATAAGTCATCTAAAAACCGCCTCCTAAAAGTATGGTGCATAATATTTTATTTCAATATTGCCCGTGGGTACTTCCCCGCAAGTAACTTTCAAACTGCTGTTTCCAGGGTCAAGTAAAAACCAGGCAGGATCGCCCTGGTGTTTTAAAACCGAAATCATATTTGTCGCCCCCTTATAAACGGTAAAATTGGTTGTGTCTATAATTACCGTTTCACCGCCACCAATTACGCCATTATACATTATCCAGACGCCCGCGCTGACGTTTTCCAGTTTAGGCGTATTAAGCGAGCCAGCCAGGGTTATAAGTATTTTCTTTGCTACTGCCGTACCAGGGTTGGCGTGTGTCCATTCGGTCGGGGTAGCGGTCAACGCTTTGGCGTCGGTTGTGTACGCTTCAGCATAGAAAAAAGGGTCGGCCAGGAATAAATCAACTGAGAATTTAGCCGCCAGACCGCCCGTTATTTTTTCAAAAGTAATAATATTAACAACTTCAACCATAGCTTTGTGCCAGGTTGTGCCGTCTCTGAGTTTATACCGAAAGGCCACTTGTCCCCTAGGTGCGCCAAACAGTTTTTTAAGAGCAGTTGTGTTTTCTTCCAAAACTTGTCTTTCCGTTTTGCCAGGTACGGGGTTGCCGTCCACGTCCCTGTCCCGTACCCACATATTCAAAGAAATTGTCCTCTGCTCAAAATGTTTTTGGACAAACCGCCTGCCGTCCAGAAACGGAACGCTAAGGTTTTCCCCGCGCCTGGCCGGTACACTCTCAGGGTACGTTTCGATGTTATAGGCCATCGTGTTTAATACCGTGCCGTTAAATTCGTATTGTAAATCAGCCGGAAAAGTAGCCATCTTAAAACGCCCCCAAATATTGCAGTCTTAAAAGCTGTTGCCGGATTGTATCGCCTGCCGTTTCCTGTTTCGGATTATTGACTGTTATGTTATTGACTACCGTTTTGCCGCCGCCCGCCAAAGCTGCGCCTTGCTCAAGCAATCTGGCGTTTTCCCTTGTCCTGCGCTCCTGGCCGGTAATAGCTTCAAGTTCTTTTTTTGTTTCCAGAAGCTTGATTTGCATGTCCAAAAGTTTATTCTGCATTTCCAAAGCGTCGGTTGAACCTGCACCCTGGATTTTTGCCAGACGGTTGTAAGCCAGAGTTAAAACCTCAACCTGCTTGGCGACAAGACTAAATTGTTCAGTCAAAAAGTCTTTCTTCATTCGGAATTTATCCCAGATGTTCGCTGCTCCGCCCATAAGCTCAAAAAGCCTGGTTTTCTTTTCGGCAATACTTCCCAAAAGGTCAAATTTGCCAATCATAGTATCGGTAACAGATTTGACGGTTTCTACTAATTTTTTCGTTAATTCCGCCGCTGCTTTATTGACTTTTGAAGTTGATTTTTTTATTCCCTGGGCTAATCCTTCGGCTATTAGACGGCCAAATTCTTCCATAACACCGGAAGGAGATTTTATTTTCAGCGCGCTTTTTATGCGCGTCTTTATACCATCAGCTATATTTCCAATCGTTTTCCAAAGTGCTGTTAGTTTTTCCGTTATGCCGCTTATCAAACCTGAAATAATTTCTTTGCCCCAACCAATGGCTTTAGCCGGAATACCTTTTATGTATGTCCAGGCTTTTTCCAGTCCGGTTACGACAACTGTTTTTATATTTCCAATAGTTGTAGCTATTGCGGTCTTGATATTATTCCAGATTGCAATAGTAGTGGCTTTAATTTTGTCCCAGTTTTTGTATATTAAACCGGCAAGCAGTCCAATCGGACCCGCAAGCGCTCCTAAAAGCACTGGCCACCAGTTTACCAGAAATTGCTTAATTACTCCCCAGGCAACTATTACACCGGCGTTAATGCTATTCCATGCACCGGTGAGGACTGTTTTAATTTTTTCGGTGGCCATGATGAATATATATTGTATCTTGTTCCAAAGATTGATGAAAAAAGCAGAAATTTTATCCCAGTTTTTGTATATAAGATAGGCTGCGGCGGCAAGTGCTACGACGGCAATAATAATAAGACCAATGGGGCTTATTAGCGCGGAGAAATTGAGGGCGGTCATAAATATTTTTAACTTGGCAAGTACTGGTAATAAATTACCAAACGCAAAAACTAAATTTCCAGCAACATAAACTAACGGCCCTGCGGCTGCTATTATACCTGCTATTACAAGGATTATTTTTTTCATTGGGGAAGGCAAGATAGCAAAAGCAGCACCGACTTTTGAAATTATGTTTCCTAAGTTTTCCAAGGCTGGCGCAATTGTTTCTATTATAATTCCGCCAAAGTCGGCCCCGGCTATTTTAATCGCATTAAATGCAGTGGCTATTTTATCCCCGCCATCTGCTATTTCTTTATAGGTAGATTGAACAGCCCCACCGGATTTATCCAGAGCTTTCATGTAGTCGTTTATTTCAAACCTGCCACCCTTGATAGCGTCGGCAAGGTCTGGTCCGGCTTTTTGTCCGAATATTTCTATAGCCATTGCGGTTGCGCTGGCTAAATCAGGACAGGCTTTTATTGCCTCAAGCGTTTTTTGAAATTCTTTGGTACTGTCTTTCCCTTGTTTCCCCCAGTTTCCGATGGCTTTTTTCATGCCGGAAAAGGCTACTTCCGTATTTACGCCTGCTTTTTCCCATCCGGCAAACATCGCAATGCTTGTTTTTGTGTCAATCCCCAGTGCCCGCATGGGAGCACCGTAATAAGCCAGATTTTTTGTTAAATCTTCCATGCTTACGCCGCTTTTTTGACCCGCTACAGTCAGCATGTCCAATATAGACATATATTGATCTGATTCTATGCCTGCGTCTCCCATGGCTCTGGAAACGAGTTGTATACTGGTGTTTACGTCTATATCGTTTATCCGGGCGAATTTCAGGAAGTCCTTGCTCATCGTTGCTAATTTGTCACCGTTAACATCAAACCTTGTGTTTACTTCGCCTATCGCTGCCCCCACCTGGCCTAATTGGTCGGGGACGGAAGATCCAACATCTTTATAAACTTTTTCTAGTTTTTTTGCAGCTTCGCCAGTAGCGCCAGTCTTTTTGATTATGGTGTCCATGCCGTCATCAACTTCATTAAAAGCAACTACAGCGGCCGCACCAGCAGCTATTAGCGGGACGGTAACGCGTGTAGTCATATTAGTGCCAAGGGTTTTCATTTTCTCGCCAGCGTTTTTTAATTTCTCGCTTGCGTTTTGCATATTTGCCGAGAATTTATTTGCCGCTTGGCCGGTTTCTTTAAGTTGGGACTCAAGTTTTTTTAATTCGCCTTCGGTTTTAATCGTTTCCCGCTGAAACGCACGGTATTGTTCTTCGCTAATTTTGCCTGCTTTAAACTGCTCATTGACTTCTTTTTGAGCGTCTTTGAGCCGTTTTAACTTTTCGCCGGTGGTGGCAATGGCGTCGCTTAAAAGTTTTTGTTTTTGAGCAAGCAAGGTTGTATTTTTCGGGTCAAGTTTTAACGCCTTTTCTACTTGCTTGAGTTCCGAAGTTATATTTTTAGACTGCTTATTGACGTCGGCAAGGGCTTTTGATAAGCCTGTTGTTTCACCGGAAATTATAACGTTTATACCCTTAACAGTTTCGGCCATTTTTGCCACCACCTATCCATTATAAAAATTGTCTATGTCAGATTGCGTTGCTCTACGGGGTTTATTTTTGTCTGAACCTGTATAAATTTCTACGTACGCGACTAAATCCTGAATACTGAATTCGTTTATTTCCTGTAAAGTCAATCCTGCTTTTTTGCCTATGACAATCCATTCTAAATCCATTCTTTCGGGTGAATAATTGTTTTCTTCTTTACTTCCCAACGAGGTTGGGCTTGTTTCCCCCGCGAAAAAAACCTTCTGTTGTTTCTGTCATAACTGATTCCAATAATTCAGAATCAGCACAATCAAAAGATTCTAATTCGGATACCCATTCAAAAAAAGGCGGGAACGGCCTGACGCCAAATTCATTTGCTTTGGCCATTGCCCAAATTATTTGCAAAAATTTCACAGAGTCGAAAAGAGAAGGGTCTTTTTCCATACCACTCATTTTTATTAAATCGCCGACAAGGTCAGTTTTAAATTCTTGTTTGTAAAAAAAAAGAGCAATAGGAGTTGCCCTGATTCCAATTTTTTTTTCACCTATGTTTATATTGCGCATAAATTATCCTGCCTTTCAAAATGTATTTAAACATATTAATTACCGCCTTGTGGCGGTACACCGCATAGCTTTTACGCTATGTGTGGCTCTAGCCGAGCAAAGAACCGGTTTAAAATATTAACTGCTGAGTTAACATCTCTGTCCATCTTTAAACCACAGTCCGGACAATGATATGTACGTTTGTATAGTGGCATATCTTGAATATATCCACACCTACTGCAAGTTTTAGATGTATAGCGTTCGTTAATTTTGTGCAATGTTTTACCGTATAACCTTGTCTTATACTCAAGATATTGGACAAATTTATACAAACCCCAATCATTTTGAACTGCCCGATTCAACTTCTTGTTTTCGGATTTCGTTACCATCTGCTTCTGTGACAAGTCTCCAATCACAATAGCTTTCTCAGCTAACTTATGACAGATTAAATGGCTTGCCTTATGTAACGAATCCTTCAATTTATTATGTTTCTTTTCAGAAACACGCTGGTATGTCCTGGTTAAAAACCACCACCTTCTTGAATATTTCTTACATCTGTCACGTTTGGAACGTATTTTATCTAATTGTTTATTAAACCAACGATAGCCCTTAAAGCCACCAATAATGTAAAATTTATTGTTATCATTGACACATGTTGCTAAAGTCTTTATTCCTAAATCTATAGCCAGCACACCATTACCTGATTGTTC